TCATCAACAAAGGAAGTTATAGTATCCATAACTCGTGGAGAAGCAGAAACCTCACTCTGTCCTAAAATAGTAGACTGAGGAGAAAATAAATTATATAAAGAAAGTTTATTAATATTTTCAGTAATGCATTCTATGTACAGAACGTATCCGCATTAAACACGTCCCGTTTGTGACTTTATTGGGGTAGCCCTGCCCCCACGGTAAATACCGTGCATCTAAGATAGCTTAAAGCATAAAGCGTTACCATAGTTTAGGCAGTCACAGCACAAAACTATAGTCCGTAAACCATATATGCTCCACTATTTTTGGTTTATCCGTAGATTAACGCTGACAGATAGTTCCGCCTTCGGCCAGTTTTACGACATAGCGGTCGGTGGTACAGTTAAGATGGTAGTGTTTCAGGCTGATATTTAGCCTTCCACTCTACAATCTTATAATCATAATCGAAGTCCACATCTGGAATCGTGTAATTCGCTCTCAATGCAACTTCCTTCATCTGCGCACGGCGCTTCTCATAAACTTCTCGTCCATGGAAAAACCACTCGCGCAAAGCGCCCTGAATGTTCATGGCAGCTACATCCTCAGCGGGCACAACTTTAGACTTAATTATGCAATGGAGAGATTTAAATATACTATTCTCATCCAGCATCCCGACGTAGCACCCCAAGTCCTCATCATATCGATCTCGGCGTTTCAAAAAATCAGCCTCAAATCTGTTCATGAAAGGGACAGGTTCTGATTCTTTGTCGGGCATAGTATAAACTATGTCATTGGCAGCCATACACTGCCCCATAGAAATATGATTAAATTTATCATATCCCTTCCTAACACTGCCCTTCGCATCGTCTCCATAAGTAGATAGAGCTACAAGATCGCGGAACCTAGCAGCTCTGCGAAGTCCCAGCTTGCGCCCTATAGCTTCTAATTCATCCTGTGAGTAGCATTCCCTAAATGCAATTCGGTGCAACAAAGAATTGACTATGCTATTGATATACACAGTCATATTCTGCCCGGATGGGTTAGTTCCAAGAAATCTCATCAGTGTGCCATTATAAGCTGTAAGAGGTGTTACAACTTCATGAGCAATGACGAACATGCACTTCAAATCATTATCATCGTAATTGCCAGACAATATCGCTATCCTTATCATAACAGAAAAAGCAGCAGTTGTCAGTTGAGCTGGCATACGAAGATCGTACTTGGAATAATCCCCTGCTATAATACGGTCCTCACCGAAACTGGACATGAATTCGGACAATTCATGCCACTCCGGTCCATGAGCATTTATTCCCACAGCGCACTCGCTAATTATCGGATTCATCGACAAGAAACGCGCAACAGGCAAAAAATACTTACGAATGAGAATTTGCAAAGCAACGGGGGCAGCTTGAAAAACGCGCACCTTATCTTTAGATAATTTCGTCGCTTCGTCTTTCAACGCAGCACCGAATATCTGGTTTAGAGATTGCCCTTTACTGGCACGCTCTTCCAAATGCGCTACTTCAGCCCATATTTCGGGCACGAAGGTGCGAGGAACTGCGTTCTCATCAGTAGGTTCCAGATCAACAAGATACCTATTCTTTGGACCCGCCAAAGGGTACCCCATCGAAGTGCTCGAAGGCATAGCATCAATAAACCGTTTACCGTCAATTCCGGAAACGATTTCCACTTCGTTGAGTGGTCTTACATCCACTAGCCACATCTCTTTCTGGGACCAGAAGGTCTGATCGATTTCGGCCATGTAGTCTACCATAGCCTCCTCAACCTTCACGGGATCAAAACCAATAAGGGTTTGGAGCAAACTTCTAGCGAAGCAAACCAAGGCTTCCACATCTGTTTGTCTATTCTTCCATCAGGTAGCTTAACGGGGTCCGCGAACCGCGGTGGTCCCCACTGGTTAGGTACTCCACAAACATCTTCTACGATATCCGAAATGGGTGTCTTGATAACTCTCGACACAGTATTAACGCGGCCAGTAACCGTTCCGTACACTTCCAAATCACAATTGCCCGTGATATAATTGGAGGGACACTTTGGATGTACTGCTTCGCTAATAGCATACTGTTTACCATAAACAGAATCATCTAACTCAGTGGCTTCAGCACCAGGCATAAAAGAACAACTCATCGCGCCTAACCTAGATATTGCTTGTGTCAAATCATCAGATAATATAGAAATACCACAACCTGAATTCGTACCTGTCACTCCTCCAATGTGCACTCCAACTATATTTGAGTGCTCATTATTGGTTATTATGGGCGCCATACACAAGCCGCCAAAAGTATTTTCGGTCAACG